CTGAAGAACGACCCTGAACGTCTTCGTGGTACTCGTGGTAAGCTAGTACTATTTGAGGAGGGCGGTAAGTTCCCGGGACTTGAAACAGCTTGGCAGATTGAACGACCTGCTGTAGAGACTGACGATGGTGTAGCATTCGGACTACTTATAGCATTCGGTACTGGTGGTACTGAGGGTGCTGCGTTCGATGGTCTGAAGAACATGTTCTATCATCCAGATGCATTCAACGTGCTAGGTTTCCCAAACATATGGGATGATAATGCTGAGAATACGAAGTGTGGTTTCTTTGCTCCATCATACTGGAACCTAGAGAGTAATGATGGTGCATACATGGATAAAGACGGCAACAGTTATCAGGAGAAAGCTGCTGAACGTCTAATAGAAGAAAGAAATAAAGTACGCGAAGGAGGTGCTTCACAAGAAGCTATAGATAGATTTATATCTGAACGTCCAATGAAGCCAGCAGAAGCGTGCTTGGAGTTGGGAAAGAATATCTTTCCTAAGAAGCTATTAATGGACCAGTTAACTAAGATAAGAACTAATACTAAGCTTGCTAATATGAAGCATATAGTAGACTTAGCTTGGGATAATGGTAAGGTAGTAGCTACAGAAAAGAAGTCTGGCGATATAACAACATATCCATTAAAGAAAGATGACAAACCAAAAGGATCAGTAGTCATATGGGAATACCCAATCCCAGATCCTCCATTTGGATTATACATTGGCGGTTGCGACCCGTATGATCACGATGAGTCCTTCACTAACTCCTTAGGATCGACGTTCATATTTAAACGCGTTAGAGCAGGAGAAGCTTGGAATGATATCATCGTAGCAGAGTACACAGGTAGACCAGATACAGCAGAAGAGTACTACGAGAACGTAAGAAAGCTATTAGTATTCTATAATGCTAGATTACTGTTTGAGAATGAACGTAAGGGTATATATCCATACTTCACTAATAAACACTGTGACTACTTACTTGCAGACCAGCCAGATAAAATAATTACGGAGATCTTTAAAGATAGTAAGGTGCAGCGCCGAAAAGGCTGTCACATGACTAAATAGATTAGGGCGTACGGAGAAGGTCTTATACTCGAATGGTTAATGGAAGAGTATGAACCAGGACACCCTAATTTAGAGAGAATATACAGCGAACCTCTCCTAGAAGAATTAATACAGACGGATGGCGTAAAGAACGTGGACCGTGTTATTGCCTTATGTATGACAATGATATATAGGGAAGAGTTATTCTAGGTTAAAGTCGCTGCAAATAAAGAAGAAAATAAACAGGTTGAGCTCTTTGAATTGCCGTTGTTCAGTCGAAGATATTGGGAGGCTGATGATGGTATGCAAGACGATATACCAACATTTAGTTTTTAATATGAACGAATTAAAGATTGTAAGAGGTAATACATTCAATACGGTAATAGAGGTCAAAGCTTATAAGTATGACGGAACTCTTATAGAAGACTTTGATTTGCAAGCCTGTGATAGTATACAAGTAAAAGTACATAACGGAAACAAAACAACAGCTCTACATAAGTTCTCAGCGGGAACAGAAAATAAACTAGATATACGATGGACATCAGATCTAGAAGTTGGTTCTTATACTCTTGAAGTAACTGGTAAACTTAATGGATAGAGCTGGAGATTCTATGATACAAAATCAATTCTAAGTATTGTAGAAACTAATAAAGAAGCCAATATTCCACAAGATTCTATTATAAAAGAAGACTACTATAGCGTAGATGGAAAGGCTCTTTACATTGTTGCTCCAAAAGGAGAAAGAGGTCCTAAAGGAGAGAAAGGTGACCAAGGTGATCAGGGTATCCAAGGTCCTCAAGGGGAAAAAGGAGATACTGGTGCTGTAGGTCCTCAAGGCCCTAAAGGAGATAAGGGTGATACGGGTTTGACTGGCCCACAAGGACCAATTGGACATCAGGGGCCTAAGGGAGAAACCGGTGCTACAGGTCCGCAAGGACCAAAAGGCGAACAAGGACCGCAAGGAATACAAGGAATTCAAGGTCCATCTGGATAGGATGGCCGTGATGGAGTAGATGGTGCTCCAGGACAAGACGGAGCTCCTGGTAGAGATGGAACAAATGGTCAAGATGGTATTACTCCTACCGTGACTGTTACAAGTATTTCTAATGGCCACAATGTAGCGTTTAATTATGGTAGTGGAGATAGTAGAAATGTTGATTTTAATGTAATGGACGGTAACGTCGCTGGACAACTTCAGGCAGACTGGAATCAAAGCGATAATACTCAAGTCGATTATATTAAAAATAAACCCACAATACCAACTGTTCCAACAAACGTATCGTCATTTACGAATGATGTTGGATACCTCACGTCGCATCAAGATATTAGTGGTAAAGCAAATAGTTCAGATCTTGCTACTGTAGCGACTAGTGGTGATTATACTGATCTTATAAATACACCAACTATTCCTACAGTTCCTACTAATGTTAGTTCGTTTACTAATGACGCAGGATATCTCACATCGCATTAGAGTTTGACAGATTACGTACAAAAGAGTTAGACAGCAGGATTACTTAAAAATGACGGTACTGTTGATACAAACACATACTTAACAGCACATCAAAGTTTATCAGGGTATGCTAAGTTGTGGACAGGCACACAAGCTCAATATGACCTACTTACGCCTGATTCAGATACTATTTACATAATAACTTCAGTATCATGACAAGCACAGAAATAGCAAATGCAAGCAAAGTAATGTTAGGTTCTACTGAAGCTGTTAAGATGTATATAGGTAGTACTGTTGTATGGGAATCACAAACAACTCCGGTTGGTCCATTACCAGCAGGTTATACAGAACTTGAATATATATCTAGTACAACGTCTGGCGGTGAATACATAGACTTAAACATTAAGTTGTACGAAACTGCTAATACAGAATATGATATAGCTATAAAATTCAACATCAAAGGAACTGGTTCCGATAATACTGCTTAGCCTACTATATTTGGATGTTAGAAAGATTAGAGTCCTTATCCTGGAACATTTATCAGAAAGGATGCTAATACAAACAGAATACAATGTAGATATATTGGAAGCTCAAGCAAAGATAGTTATCCTGGAAACACAAACCAAATAATAGAATTTACTGAGAAAACCAGTCCAAATAAAAATGTATACACATCTGTAGGAAGTAGTACTCATAATTGGGGAACATCCTTATTCTGTTACTTTAGCAACAGTTCTAATAACCCAGCAAGATTTGCCAATGCCGATTTGTACTACTTTAAGTTATTTGTGAACGGTACTTTAGTAAGAGACCTAATTCCTTGTAAAGATAGTAATAACGTCGTAGGTATGTACGACGTAGTAAACAATACATTCTATACAACTCCAAGAGGTGCATTTGTAGCTGGACCGGAGGTGTAATAAATACTTAACACAATGGTTAGAATAGAAGATAATTTGTATAATTCAAGCTTCCCACAATAGAAACTTCCTTTAAAGAAGAAAGATGAGAAATGGCAACACGATTGTGTCAACTATATCATCGGTGAGGGCAATGTTACTTCTGGCGGAGCGAATACCAGATTTGGAGAGATACAAAGCTATTATAACCTTTATAATTCTATATTCGATGAGAAGGACTTCAAACGAATCACAAATCCATTTAAAGTTGATGATGGATTTCCCGCTACTCCTCAAGATTTCAATATAATTAGGCCTAAGGTGGACCTCCTTATAGGTGAAGAGACAAAGAGGCCGATGAACTTCAGGATAGTGAGAACGTCACAAGAAGCCACTTCAGAACTTATGGACAAAGAGAAAGAGATGCTCATGCAGTATCTCATGGCTCAACTCACATCAAAGATGGGTGAAGAGGAAGCCGCTCAATTCCAGCAACAGTTATAGTCTGGCGAGATTATGCCTCCTGAAGCTATTGCTAAATATATGTCCAAGGATTATAAAGACGTAATAGAAAACACAGCATATCATACTCTCACATATTTGAAAGAAAAGCTTTCATTACCTAATGAATTTATTAAGGGTTGGAAAGATGCCCTTATTGCAGGTAGAGAGTATTACTATATAGGCGTATTGAATGATGAACCGTACATGGAGTGTGTAAACCCAGTAGAGTTCTCATTTGAAGAGTCACCAGACTTAGAGTTTGTAGAGGATGCTGGTTGGTGCTGCAGACGCATGAAACTTCCTATCGCTACTTTATACGATAGATATTACAACAAGCTTGAAGAGAAAGACTTGAATAAGCTTACAGAGATGCTTACAGGTCGCCCTTCAAACGATCTTGGTGATAGAGGTCCAGTAGATGATTTTGGAGGTGGTATTCAGTTTAGAACATTCGACAATCCTTTAATGGATAATAAAACTCGTAATGTTATTAATGTATATCACTGCTGTTGGAAATCATTCAAGAAGATATTCTATGTTACTTATATGGATGAGACAGGTACTCCACAGGTTGAGATAGCTGATGAAACATATAAGAAGACTGGTATGGAAATTGATGTAACACCAGACTGGATAGTAGAAGTATGGGAAGGTTATAGAGCTGGCTCAGACTTATACTTCGGTATACAGCCTATTGAGTATCAGCATGTAAGTATAGACAACCCTAACAGCCAGAAGCTCCCTTATAC